CCCGAAGGCTCAAGCCTTCAGTTCTCTCAAACATTCGCGTCTGCAAAGACCGTTACCGCAATCACCAACGCCAATCCAGCGGTTGCTACAAGCGTTGCCCACGGATATACCACTGGCGATGAAATCCTGTTTACCTCCGGGTGGGAGGATGCAACGGATTCCGTCTGGAAGATTACCGTTCTGACTGCGGATACCTTCAGCCTGCAAGGTCTTGACGCAAGCTCTACCGGGTTTTTCCCGGCAGGCACAGGAACTGGCACGGCTCAGAAAATCAGCGGTTGGACTGCTATCCCGCAAGTGCTGACGATCAGCGCCAGCGGTGGTGATGCCCGGTTTACCGATGTGAATCTGTTGAGCAAGCGCAACGGCATCAAGATTCCTACCGGCTTCAATGCCACCAGCGTCACCATGTCGCTTGCGCACGATGCCGCCCAGGCGGGCTACATCACCATGCTGGGAATTTCCCGCAACTTGTCCAAGGTCGCCTTCAAGCAAGTGATCAGCGGCGGGTCGTCTACCTACGGCTACGGCTACATGAGCGTGTCGGAATTTCCAAAGCTCAACAGCAACAGCGTCAACACCGTGGACGCCGCCATGACCATCCTTGGCCGCTCAGTCTCCTACGCTTAATCGCGTTGTCTCCATGCCCTCCTAGCGAGGGCATTTTTACGCCCGCTGGTCGCTCCAGATAAACGGGCCTTTTTCCAATAAAACGAAAGATAAATCATGGCAAAGCTCATCCTTGGCAAGACCCCGGAAAACTTCAAGCCTTTCAACGTCAAGTTCACCCTACCAGACGGCGTTGAAGACGCAATCAAGGTGACTTTCAAGTACAAAACACGCAAGCAATTTGCAGCGTTTTTGAATACTCTGTTCACAGAATCCGGGGAAGAAAAGCCAGAAGCAACAGAAAAAATAGACTTTGAGGCGCTGTTTGCCAAAGGCGGCGAGAAGACGGTTTCACATTTGTCTCAAATCATCACCGATTGGGATTTGTCGGAAAAGCCGACGCCAGAAAATCTTGCGATGCTGCACGATCAAGCGCCAGCAGCTTGCGCAGCGATGACCGCAGCCTACTCATCCGCGTGTTCTGAAGGCCGCTTGGGAAACTGACCGGGGCAGTCGCCGAGATGTACCGAGTGCAAGTTAAGGAATCAAACCCTTTTCTTGCCAGCATCGCGGCGCTGCAAGCCAATCAAGAGTACGAGATATGGCCGGAAAACATGCCAGCCATCAACCTGTTCAACACCCTGTCAACACAGTGGATTGTTGGCGCTGGTGGCGCTACCGGCTTGAATTACATCCCGCTTTTCTCGCGCATGGATCGCATGAAGTTATCTGACCAAGATTACGAATGGATGTTTGACGACATTCGCGCAATTGAAGCTGCCGCACTCACCGCAATGAACAAAAAAGATTAACCATGTCCGAAGCAGTCAACCAAATCAAAATCGGCGCGGCACTGGATGGAACGTTTGACACGACCATTCAAAGCGGCAAGCGCAAGATGGGAGAGCTTGGGGCGGCTGCGCGTGAAGCAGGTAAAGGCACTGGCGCAATTGGCGACGGCATGGCCGGGTCAGCGCAAAAGGTTGAAGCCGCAACAAAGAACATGGTCGGCAGCATTCAGCGGCAAATTGCAGCACTGGAAGCTGGTGACAAATCATCGAGGCAGTATCAAGAGTCATTGGCGCGTATGCGTGGCATCGATACGGCTGCGCTAAAGCCCTATCTGGATCAGTTAGATGCGGTGAAGGCGAAGCAGGCCGATGCCGCATCATCACAAGAATCGTTCGCATCGGGTTTCAGTGCCGTCAAAGTTGGTGCGCTCGCCGCTGCTGCTGCATTCGGCGCCTTCGCTATTGCGTTCAAAGGCATCGTCAACGGCGTGGATGTGCTCAACGATTTAAAGGACGCCACGGGCGCGTCAATCGAAAACATCAGCGCACTTGAAGATGTGGCGCTGCGCACAGGTGGAAGTTTTGACACTGTTAGCACGTCGCTGATCAAGCTGAATAAAGGGCTGGCCGACGCGAAGCCCGGCAGTGATATGGCGATTGCTATCAACGCCATCGGCCTGAGTGTTGATGATTTGAAGAAACTTGACCCGGCAGAAGCCTTTCGGAAAACAGCCGTGGCGCTCAGTGGCTTTGCAGATGATGCAAACAAAGCACGACTTACGCAAGAACTTTTCGGCAAGAGCTTGAAAGAGGTTGCGCCATTTTTGAAGGACTTGGCAGAGAAGGGCGAGTTAGTCGCAAAGGTCACGACAGAGCAGGCGGATGAAGCGGAGCGTTTCAACAAGTCACTGTTTGAAATGCAAAAGAATGTCACTGACATTTCACGCGGATTGGCGGGGCCGTTGGTCACAGCACTAAATGAAGTGATCGCAAAGTTCAAGGAAGGTAGCGCAGAGGGCAAGGGCTTCATGTCCATCGCCAGCGACAGGTACTGGAGCAACATCCGCAAGTTTTACGGAATGGAGCAACCCGTTGTCAATACGGGCGGGGCGGGTGGCGAATGGGGCGAGGATGCACCCAAGCCATCTGCGCCTGATGTTGGCGCATTGGCTGAAAAGGAAAAAGCCGCAGCGAAGGCGCGAGAAGAGGCGGCAAAAGCCGCGGCCAGAGCACTGGGAGAGCAAAACAAAGCACTGGCAGACCAAGCAAAACTGCTCGCAGAGCTATCTGGATTAACCGGTTCTTTCTCCAAAGATTGGGCCGACCTTTCCGCCATTTACAAGCGAGGCGAAATCTCGCTCGACCAACTCACCGAAGCTCAAGCAAAGTTGCTTGCAAAACAGCCCGCAATAAAAGCCAGCATTGATGCTCAAAAAAGAGCGATTGAAGAGTCTTCAAAGATGTACAACTCGGCAGCTATTGCGGCCAGAAAGTATTACGAAGAACTGGCAAACAACAGCGACAAACTGGAAGCCACAAACAAGAAGCTGGCCGAAGAAAACGAACTTATCGGCCTCAGCGAAAAGGCAAAAGAAGGCCTTATTTTGTCCCGGCTGGACAACGCGATTGCAATTGAGCAAGAGGCGTTTGCGTTGCTCAACTTGCAAAACAGCAGCGAGATTGAGATTGCCACCGCGCAAAGGCGAATCGACTTGATGAAAGAGCAGCGCGGGCTCACCGCCAGCGGCATCGTCGCCAAGGAAGCCAAGGTTGCTGCTGACGAATGGAAAAAGACTGCTGAGTCAATCCGAGACAGTCTGACAGACGCCTTCATGTCTGCTATCGACGGCACCAAATCACTTTGGGTGTCACTGCGCGACAGCGTGGTTGGCATGTTCAAGAACATGGTGCTGCGCCCAATTCTGCAGGGCGTATTGTCGCCCGTCGCCACCGCGCTCACAGGCTCACTCATCGGCACAGCCGCCAACGCAGCCACAGGACAGGCGGCAACTGGCGGCTTGATCGGAAGCATGTTGCCGCCATCAAGCATGGGGTCGCTAGACATTGCTGGATTTACTCTTCCGCAGATAGGTATGGGCATAGCGGCGTTGGGAATACTGAAGTCTCTCGGCGCATTTGGCTCCAACTTCATCAGCGCCACTGACTCAGGCCGCGCTCGCGTGGATTACACATCAGCGGGCCTTGGCGGCGCAGCCTACAGCACCACGGGCGATGCAACGCAGATCGAAGCACAAACCAAGTCGGTCGAAACACTCGCCCAAAGCTATTTCAAGACAGCCGCGCAATTGGGAATCAAGGCTATGCAAGCGGCGTTTGAGGTGGGCACCAACACAGGCCGCGAAGGCGCAGCACCGCAAACCGTGCTGGGGGTCAACATCGGCAAAGTCGGCTACTCCAGCGGCGAAATTGCAAGCACCGATGCGGCGGGCTTGTCACTGGCCGCAAGCCGTGCCGTTCTGACCGCGCTGCAAGCCAGCGAACTGCCGTCGTACCTGTCAGGCGTGTTTGACAACATCACCGCAAGCACAGCTACGCAAGACCAGATCACTGCAGCACTGACCAGCGCGGGCGCACTGGCTACGTTCAACAAAGAACTGTTAGCCCTGCCGTTTGCCAATCTGGCTGCCTTGAGCTACAGCGCCACGCAGTCGCTCATCAAATTCAGCGGTGGGCTGGACACCCTCAAGTCAAATCTCAGCACCTACTACACCAACTTCTACACCGCCGAAGAACAACGTCTGCAGACCATCGCCAACATCAACAAGGCCACCGCAGGCAGCGGGCTTGATGCGGCTACGGCCACCCGAGAGAGCTTCCGCAAAATCGTGGAAGCCCAAGACCTCAGCACCGAATCGGGCCGCGCCATGTACGCCGCGCTGATTTCCGTCTCGGGTGCATTTGCGGGGCTGACCCCTGTGCTGGACTCGGTTGCAGCCACTGTCGCCACCACCGTCGATGCGCTGCAAGTTGCCATGGCCCGCTCCCAAAACGCCAACGCCCTGGCTGACAGCGCCATGGCTGCGCTCACGGCCAGTATTGACGCGGAGAAATCGTCCCTCAGCAGCAAGTACGAGTCTGACCTATCCAAGCTGACCGCAGCACAAGACGCCTACACGCAGTCTGTCACCGACTCCATCTCCAGCGTGTCTGACAGCGTGAGCAAGCTGCAGAGCCTGAGCAACAGACTGCGCAGCAGCTTGACCAACACCCTGATCGGCACTGACGTCCAGCAGCGCCAATCGGCCCAAGCCTTGATTGCTGCGGTGCTTGCCACTGCCAGAACAGGCGGTGGACTGCCCAAGGACACAACAGCGCTTGAATCGGCCCTGAGCACCGTTGCCAAGCCCAGCGAAAAGCTGTTCGGCAGCTTTGAAGACTACGCCCGCGATTTCTACAAAACGTCAAATGACATTGCCACGCTTTCGGGCATCACCGACACGACCCTGACCGCGCAGCAAGCCATGCTGGCCCAGCTTGAGGCCCAAAGCGCCATCAGCAAAGCCGCCTACAGTTCGCAATCAAAGTTGCTCAAGGATCAATACGACCAGGCTGTGAAGGGGCTGGACACCACCTTGGCATCAGCGCAAAAGCAGCTTGACGCCCTGCACGGCATTGACACCAGTGTGTTGAGTGTCAGCGAGGCCATTGACCGGCTTGCCGCAGCCCTGGGGGGCGCGAAGACAACGCAGACCACATCAAATGCGGTGACTGACGACACCATCAGGGGCTACATTGCCAACCTGAAGACAAGCGGCGGCACTGAGGCCGATATGGTCATCACCCTGGCCAAGCGGTCCAAAGAGGTGGGCGTCACGCAAGCCGACATCGCCCGCGCCATGGGCATGACAGAGGTAGATGTAGCCAGCTACTTTGCCAGCTTTGGCATCCCCAAGTTCGCGCAAGGCACCAACTACGTGCCTAACGACATGGTGGCGATGGTGCATGAGGGTGAAGCCATCATCCCGAAAGCCTACAACCCATCGGCGGCAAACACAGGCAACAGCGACACCGCTGCTGCACTGCGTGCCCTGGCTGACCGGCTGGATCGAATCGAGGCCAACACCCGCGCCACGGCAGGCCACACCGCAGGCACTGACCGCAAACTCGCTCGGGTGATCCCTGGCAACGCGCTGATTACAGAGGTGGCAGTATGACCATTGAACTCACCGCCAGTGTGATCGTCCCCACGGTCATCACCGACGCCATGCTGACAAGCTGCACCACAGCAGAGCCAGCAAGTGGCGAAACTGCCTGGAACGCCGCCACAAGCTACACCGTAGGGCAAGTGGTCGTGCGCAGCACCACGCACAAGCGGTATGAAAACCTGATTGCAGGCGTCAACGCCACGCTGCCAGAAAACGCCACCACGGGCGTCACGCCGCGATGGCTCGATCTGGGCGCAACAAACCGGTGGTCACAGTTCGACAAAAAGATCGGCACAGCCACAACCAGCACGGGCAACCTGACCACAGTCTTGACACCCGGCAGCGTGGAGGGGCTGGCCCTGCTTGACCTGATCGGGCGCAGTGCTGACATCAGCATCAAGGCCGCACCGGGCGGCGCAGTGGTTTACTCCCGCAGTGTCGATCTGGACGGCTCCATCGTTGGCGGGGTGTACGACTGGATGTTTGGCGACTACATCCAAAAACGCAATGTCATCCTGACTGACTTGCCTGGGCAATACCCCAACATGGAAGTCACGGTCACGGTCAACAGCACCACCGGCTCGGCTATTGGCGTGTTTGCCATTGGCCGGGTCATGACGATTGGCGCCACGGAATACGGCGCAGGCGCAGGCATCATCAATTTTGGCAAGGTCAGTGATGACGGCTTTGGCAACCGCACATGGATCGAGGGCCAGTGGGCCAACCGCGTCACCCTGCCGCTGGTGGCCAACGCAAGTGACTTCAACCGCATTCACAGGCAGCTTGCCGGGGTGCGCTCAACCCCGTGCATCTACATCGGCTCAGAGCTTGACAGCATGGAGCCACTGGTGTGCTACGGGGTTTACCGCGACCTGTACATCACCGTGCCCAACTTTCCCAACATCGCCCTCAATCTGGAAATTGACGGCATGAACAACCAGTAACGAAAGACCCTATGCCACTCACGCCACTCCCCGCGCTGGATCGCACCAGCGCCACGTTCAAGACTGACCTTGACACCTACTTTTTAACCGCGCTGCCAGCCTTCAGCGTGCAGGCCGAAGCCCTGCGGGTGGAGGTAGATGCCAACAAGACAAGCGCAGTGGCTGCTGCGGGTGCTGCTGATACATCAGCCGCGCTGGCCTTGGGTGCTGCCCTGGTGTCTGGTGCTGTCGCATGGGTGAGCGGCACCACCTACGCCATTGGCGACGCCCGCTACAGCCCTGCAAATTTTCAGACCTACCGCCGGCTTACGTCAGGCGCGGGCACAACCGACCCCAGCGCGGACGCTACCAATTGGGCGCGTGTGAATCTTGTTGGGGCCGTCACCCGCGTGGCGCGGACAAGCAACACGGCACTCGCCAAGACAGACGAAGGCCGGGTGCTTGACCTGTCATCCTCTTTCACGCAGACACTTAACGCAGCCGCAACGATGGGCGCGGGCTGGCACTGCTACCTGCGCAACACCGGCAATGGCGACATCACTGTCGACCCCAACGCGGCTGAACTGATTGATGGTGTTGCCACCTACACACTCAAGCCCGGTTTTACCGTGATGCTGACCTGTGATGGCTCTGCTTTCAGCGTCATCACGCTGGTGGCTCGGACATACAACAACATTGCTCAGTACACCAGTTCCAGCACGCTCACTGTGCCTGCAGGTTGCTACGTCATGCGCCCCTACGCCTTTGGGCAAGGGGGCACGCCCTCAACCTCCACACACGGCGGTGCCGGGGGTGGCTGCGCTTACGGTGACATTGCCGTGGTGCCTGGGCAGGTTGTCACGCTGACGATTGCCGCAGGCGTGGCAACCGTGGTGTATGGCGGCATCACCTTGCTCACGGCCAATCCGGCGTCCAACGTCACAGCGGGTACCGCCAGCAAACACGCCTCAGTCACCAATGGTGGCGCCTACAGCGGCGGCGCTGGACAGGCTGTAGCCGGGTCAGGCGGCGCGTCCAGCGGGTCGCCTCTTGGCACCGGTGTAGCTGCTGGCACTGCTGGCGGGTCAGGCTGGGGCGGCGTTGGGTGGGGCGGCTCTACAGGCGGTGGTGGTGGCGTCGGAAGTGCAGCAAGCGGAACATCTCCAGGCAATGGTTTGTCTGTGCCAAGCACGGATCCGCTGCTGTTTGGTTTGACCGGCAACGGGGCCAGTGGAAACCCGGTATCCGGGGGAAGCCCTGGGCAATTCGGCGGCGGCGGGGCCAACAACACTGCTCCAAACCCTGGCGCGGGAGGCGCGGGAGGCTTTGGCGCTGGAGGCGGGTCGAGCAATAACGCAACCGGCGGGCCAGGGGGCTTTGGCGGCGGCGGAGGCTATGCCAACACCGGGGGCCTGGGTGGTGCTGGGGGCTACGGAGGCGGTGGAGGCGGTGGCGTGAGTACCGCAGGCGCGGGCGGCGCAGCAGTTATCCGAATCTATTACTAAAGGGCGCACACCATGATCTACGCACGCACAGAAAACGGCATCGTCACCGACACATTGCGGGTTGACCCGCACACGATTTTCCCAAGCGCCTACGCCTCGCAGTTTGCTGAAGCACCTGATGATGTGCAGCGGGGCTGGGGCTTTGACGGCAGCGACTACACAGCGCCTCCAGCACCACCGCCAACCGTTCCTCAAGTTGTCACCATGCGCCAAGCCTGCATCCAGCTTGAGATTGATGGACTGCTGGGCGACGTTGAAGCCATCGTCGCCGGTTTGCCAAAACTCTACCAAATTGAATGGCAGAGGGCGTCTGTTGTGCAGCGTAACAACTTATTGGTTGAGACTGTGCGATTGCAAAAAGGCATGACGCCAGCGCAGATTGACGCAATGTTTATCGCTGCAAATCAACTCTGAAATGGCCCGCACATTTAACATTCTGGTTGCCATCGACTTGCTTCTGGCTGCGATTGTGGGCTGCAAGCGCAATGAAACCCTGAGCGCAGCCGCGTTCAGCACTGAGCAAGATTCAAAGTTTTGGGGCAAGTTCTGGCGTCCCAAGATCGACGCTATCTTTCGCCGCTGGCAACCTGATCACTGCCGCATTCAGTGGGAATTTGAAACGAAATGGAACAGGAACTTCAATGAGTGAGCCTACCCACATCGCCCTGTCTCACGAAGAGCTGGCGCACACATTGCGCGAAGCCATGGCGGGCGCTATCCGCGACACCCTGAACGACCGTGAATTGGTCGGGGAGTTCTGGAAAAAGGGCTTTGACGAACTGAGCGGCCACACAGCCAACGGCGCGAGCCAATGGCTTGGCAGACGCATCCTAACGTGGCTGATCGCTGCGATGACGACCGCAGGACTGATCTGGCTTGTCAAATCTGGAGCCATCAAATGAAGAACAGTGTTTTCGAGATGCGGTGGACGATTCTGACGGCTGTGGTTGTTGGCTACATGCTGTCACCATTCACGCAGCTTGGTGCCAGCACATTTTTCAAAATGTACGACGCGCTTTGGCCGGTCGTGACAGCCCACGGCGAGCTGGTGTCGCGTGACACTGACTCGATCTACGTTCACATCACTGGCACAA